TACACGCTGTTGCTGCGGCCATTGTTTGAGACCCTTCATAGTATCCTACTTCAAAAGAATCTACTGTTCCCGCAACCGTATCTGCTCCTACTGCAGTTACAACAGCTTTATTGCTATTGGTAGCTCCGGCTCCTTCTTGTGAAATAAATAGTGTTTGTCCAACTCTGAAATTACACGCTACTACGCCTGCTGTAATCCAAGGGACAGCGTTAGTGGCTATAACCCCAGCTCCATTAGTAGTAGTACATCCTTCGTATTTAGTGTGAAGCCTGCCTTGTTCTGCCCATTTAATAAGGTCAGAATTGGTAGGCATCTCTGCTCCTACCATCCTTAGGAAGGAAGCAATTGTTCTGTTGCCATATCTCTCAAACTCTTTCTCGTAAGTATCAGGTAAATACTGATTCAAAAAGTTAAAGTCTGTGATATAATTAGTTGGCAACGCAGCTTTGGTTGATGATGGGGTTAAGCTATACCCCGGTACATTAAGTGCCATAATTTTAAATTTTTAAGTTAATTATTTTTTTTACTTCTAATTTTCAATCCGTTACCATGAGTTGTAGGAACTGCTTGAATTTTCATTCCACCAGTTGTTCTACTTTCAGGAGCTGTTCTAATGCCCATGTCAATATTCTTAGCTTTTTTAGCCGAATCTGTGACTGCATCAGATTTACCCTGCTCATAAAAGTATTTAGCAAAAGCCTGAGGATTCATCGCGACAGCTAATGATTTGTGATATTCATTAACATCCTTTACATAACCATCTTCATTTAGGTGCATACCTATAAAGTTGTTTATGTCTGATTGAGTTTCTTTTAACTTTTCAGCCTCTGTGGGCTTATAAACATACTCATTGTCATTTACGTTAAATTTGAAACCTTCAAAGTTTTCGTTAAATAACTCGTCTGTTTTTTTAGTAAAAAACTCACTCCTCTTTTGACTTTCTTGCATCATACCCTCTTGGTCTTGATTGTATTTCTTGTAAGACTCGTAATTCTTTTTGTCCTCATCACTAGACCAGGGTCCCGTTGACTCAACTGGGGCTTGGTATTTAGATTTTTGGTCCTCAAAATACTCACGAGCTTTTGCAAGCTCTTCTTTCTTAGCTATTTTCTTCTCCTTTTTCTCCCAATCTTCATCTCCGTCTTCATCATAACTGAACTTATGTTCAATTTCAAATTGGACATCTTCATTATCAAGATGAGGTTTAGTAGCAAGATAATACTCAGCTAAGAGTGTATCAGGATCAGCGTCATCATAATTTGTATTTAATTTTACAAAATCATTGATTCCGCGACCTGTTTCTTTTTTATACTCATAAAAAGCAGCAACATCTTCTGGAAGATCGCCACTTACTTCTTTCTGAGCAAATAGTTCATCAATAGAACTAATGTCTTTATCGTATTTGTTTTTAATATATGAAAGAACGTCAGTGTCGTTTACACCTTCTTCTTGAGGTTCCGAAGACACTTCCTCGGTAGTATTTTCTGTTTGTTCAGTCTTTTCAGCCTGATCTTGATTGTATTTATCAAGTAATTCTTGTTCTACTTGTTGTACGCCTTTTTCTTCTACTGCCTCTACTGCTTTTACTTTAATTTCTTCCATTATATTATATTTTAGTTATACAAAGATAATAAACTTTTTCTATACATTATCTTGGCGAGAATTCAGCAAGATCAAAACCATCTAAACTATCTTCATTGGACTCAAAATTCTTTGGTCTTCCTTTAGTTTGTCGTTGCTCTATAAGCTGCGACTGTTCAGTGTTATTTAAGCTTACTCTTTTATCTTTAGCTACCTCTTTTTTGTTTTCTCGTTGCTGTAGGTTTTGAGAGTCCATTTTTCTTAATTGCATGTTGTATTGAAATTCTACTTCCATTAAGTCTTTTTTCAATTCAGCTTCTTCTTTCTTTTTAACTATTTCAAATTGAGATTCAGTTTCTTGAATCTGAATGTCTGCTTGAGCTTGCGCCTGAATAATCTGTAGCTTAGCATCTGCCGCGGCCTTAGCTGATTGAATATTTCCTTCAGTTTGCTGTTGTATTTTTGCCATTTCCCTTTGCTCATCTTTTTCTTCTTTTTTCTTTCTTTTTAATTTTAATACCTCGTTCGCCATTTTTAAGTTCTTCACTTCACGAATGTCTATGGCGTCCTCTAAGGTTATAGACTCTTTACTTAAAGCCATCTGTATATTTTCCTCTAACTTAGCTTTCTGCTCCTCATCTGGAGACATTTCTATAAAAATACCAAAATCATGTAGATATAGATCCTTTATGTCATTTAATATAGATACATTATATTTCCCTATTTGATTAGCGAACTCTTCAGCAAAGTCTGAGTACTCTAAAATATCTGATATTCTGCAAGACAGCCCTTCAGCTAGTCTTCTAGTCATAAATAAACTAGCGTCTAAAATGTGCCTAGTGGCTGTATTAGAATTTAATGCAGCTAATTTCTGTACTCCCACTAATGAATTTGGGTCTGGAGTTGAGGCGTCTCTTGCTTCGTTTAGTCCGGTCACATCCCTTATCATGTTTAAATAATGGTTATAGTTCCCAATAAGAGCCGACATTTTTTGTTGACCACTACTTGATCCTAGCTCCTGGATAGGAACCTTGGCGTGATTATATTCTCCGTCTTGAGTAAAGCTTCTTCCTATAACGCTACCTGTTTGAAAGTATAATTTTAAAGCGTCTTCAGGATTGTAAGCTGCGCCTGTTCCTAAATCTACCTCGTTGAGCCCGTCTGCATCAATAAACACACCGTCTGGAACTACTCTTGCTAATACTTGTTGAAGCTTGAGGTGTGTCATTTGAATAAGATCAGCAAATGGAATCATTCTTTTTGTTAAAGACTCAATAGCTCCTTTATACATTCTCGGAGCACATACCACGTAGTTAGGAAGAGCTCTTTGAGATGCTGATTTAGGTCTAACCATATTCTTAGCCAGCTCCCACTTAAGTAAGTAATTGCTTCCCATAACCATAATGCCGTCGTACCAAACATCTATTCTTTTTTCCACCTTCGAAAACCTCTCGCTATCTTCAGGAGGGTTAAATCCTTCTTCCCGCTGAATAACTTTGTCACCCCCATTATCCATCTTCTTTTTTTTATGGACCATTGTCCTGAATGTTTTATAATTAAAATAAAGAAGAGTAACTACGTCTTTATTAAATATATCATTCATGTACGGCCTTATTAAACCATAGTAATTAAACCAAGCTGATCCTAATTGCGATATCTCTTTTAGTTCATCTTTTTCAATACCTGGATTTATCTTAAGGATTTCTGAAATAGGAACCTGTTTCACTTCTCCAAAATAAAAACAATCTTTAAAACAAGGGTCCTCAGTATAGCTCCAAACAAAAGTAGCTGGATCAACATAATTTATCTTAACCCCTGTTCCGGGTAAAAACTCATGTTTAATAACCCCCATTCCGAGGTTAACTAAATCATAGTTATATCTTTTTTGAGTGTCTTGATAGTGGTTTTCGTCTAGTAATGTGTTTATGCCTTCTTCTTCTGCTATCTCTATAGACGGCTTATATTTCAACTGCATGTGTAGCTGAAGCTCTTCAGGTGTTTCGGGAAGTTCTTCTTTATCTGTACTAAAAGCATTAACTCCAAAATTCTCTTGTATCCCGGTTAATAAGTCTTTTGAGATCATATCAGTTTCAATAAGTCTCTGATGACTTGATCTATTGTCAGCAGATATAGCGTCTTGAGCATACGCCTTAACGTGAAACATACGATCAGACATTCCATTAACAACAATGTCTACAAACTTTGGTATAATAGGCACGGGCGTCCAGTCTAAGTTAAGGTATGATAAATCTCCTTCTACAGAAAATTCTTTTTTATATTTCGATATTGATTGCTCTCCTCTAGCATAAAGCCTCCTATTATTAAAGTCCATCCACCTACTATAATAAGAACAGGACTGTCCATCTCTCTTAAACCACTCATACTGAATTGATTGACCTACCCTTAATCCGTACTCTAATGTGTTTTTTTCTTCGTCTGAAGCTAGTTGATTAGGAAAGCTAACCGGATTTAAAATTGTATTAATTTCTTTCATTTATTTAATAATTTCACTGGTTACTCCTTTGTTGCTATATCTCGCAAAGGTAATGCTTATTTTTGACTCTTCTTTTTTTGGAAGATACACATGTTTCTGGTTAGCCATGATGGCTAAACCTGAGCTAATAGACGCATCGTGTCTGGTTCTTTTTGTTATGTCAAAGTGAGCCCAATCCATTAGTGTTCTATTAAAAAACATAGTTCCCATTTCGTCTGAAGGTCTATACTCTCCTACACTATCAATACCTACATGCTTTTCTATATAAGACTCTATCGCGGACGCGTGCGCCTGCTTTATGTCTTCAGAAGAATTAGGCATGCCCCCCAGCTCCTTTTCGGTCTTAGAAAGCTTGTTAAATTTTTTATCAGGCCTATTCATGCAATACCTTCTATACCCTCTATGCTTAAAATGATACAGTAGTCTAGGTTTGTTGTTTTCTATCAATATAGGCATTCCGTAAAATACGCACGCCATTAATACTTCCTCGAAAAATATCTCAGCTGTTTGAGGTCTAGATATGTACTCTAAGAAGAACTCATTACTAGGTGAGTCATCCATGTTGAATTTAGTCATTCCGTGAAGCGATCCATTGGATGATCTTCCGTCAACAGTTCCAGATATATCATAGGGGTCACATCCGAAAGCGCCTATGTGTTCGTTAGATGGATGCTTAACTCCATTTCTTATATTGTTATTATTCCTTAAGCCTACTCCTGGAATCCAAGACACTATAAATCTACCTCGGCTATCTGGCGCCCAAACCACTTCACTATCTTTCTCTCCATTCTTCCAATGGAACCCACCTCTTGTGAGGTAGCGCCCTTTAATTAATCCTTCGTTGTAGTCTATTTGTTGGTAGAGCTTAGTTAAGTTAAAGATAGAGTTCTTGCTTTCATCTCTAAATGCGTGAGCTTCAGTTCTTGGGAATTGTCTATAAAACTCATTCAGTGCATCTGGATCTGATTTCAATGAAGCAACCTCATTTTCCCAATAATTAATAACCCCCGTATCTATAAGCTCTCCATCTATCCCTTTAATCGGATTCTCAGGAGTATCGAACACAGGGAATCCATACTCGTCTAAATATCCCTCAAAATTCCATTCCATAGGAATAAAAAGAGAATATAGTCCTGATTTGGTTTGTCCGTTTGCGTTTCTCTTGTCAGCTCTTGCATCTTCATATATGTCTTTAAAGTTCTGACCCCCCTTAGCTAATGAATTAGATGTAGATCCCATTAGGCATTTTCCTACTATTTTTCTACCAAGCCTTAAGCACGTCTTAGTGACTCGCCAATTATTCTTAATGTTTTCTGGTCGCTCCCATTTTCCTGACTCATCATGAACTAAAAGCTTTAACTTCTCTCCATCATAACTATTGTCAGCCGTATTCTTCCAGTCTATAACAGTGTCTAGTCCATCTAAATGAACCTCTTCAACGTGGTCCAGGTTGTTTCTAGTTATTTTAGACGCAGGCACCCGATATCCTAATTCTGTTTTAGGCTTATCCATTCCGTCTTGTATTGGTTTAAAAAAGAAGGGATAATTATTTGATATAGGGACCACCTTGTCTGTAAACATCTTTTTAGCATCAGACCCTGTTTTAGAAAGAACTCCTATCCTAGCATTTCTACTAATGGTAGCTGTGTTGACAGCTTCACATGAACTCATAAATGAAAACCCAGAACGCCTGTTTTTTAAGTAACACATTCCAAAGGATCTGTAATCAGCCTTACACGCCTCCCAGAAAATGTAAAATATTCTATTAGCTTCCCTGAAGTCTGGTTTACCTACATCTATCTTGGTCCACTGTAGGTACATATAGTGAGTGCCAGTTATGTAGGTGTCTATATTGTTATTTTTAAACCAATGACCGTCTTCTCTTTTATTAAACTCATTCTCTATGTACTCTACCCACCGGGACTTAAAGCCATCATCTCTTTTGTTCCACTCAAAAATTGTCCTTATTTTTTTTAGGGCATCTGGATATTCTTTTCTAACCCACTTATTCTCTTCCTTTTTTAAATTCTTTGGAACTGCAGGCAATCCTACCCTTAGTCCTTGTATATTATAAACATCTCCTAAGGTCCCGTCTTTTGATATAACTATCATCTCGTATTTTTCCTGATAGCCGTATTTCCACTTCTTCCTTTTGTTGGTATTAACTATTACAGTCTTTGGAATTAAGTCCTTCTCTATGTAGTATAAAGAAGTCATTATTTAGAATTTTTTTCAGCGAATCCGCTAGATGTTTTAATCGCCACGCTATTTCCTTCAAGCAAAGCTTTCTCTTCTTCTATTCTTCTTAGGATCTCAAAAGCATCAAATATAGCTAGCTTCTTAGTAGCTGCAGCATTTTTTAGTCGGTCTGCGGCTAGGTCATCTTCTGCGTCATATTTAATAATATCTTCCTTGGCTACCTTTACGAGTTGTTCAACCGCAATTTTTCCTGCCTTTATTATGTCTTCTTTTAGTTTTCTTGAGTCCATTCAGTAAGCTTAACAGTTATATTTCTAGTTCTCATTCTGTATAGCTTTTCTCCACTTATATTAAACTCGTACTCTGATTCCGGTAAAAACGAAACCAAGTCTCCTTTATTTAGTCCTAAGTTTTTTAATTCGTCATTAATAAAAAACAATTCTCCCGTTTGTTTCTCTTCAACCTCTAAAGATAATAAATCATTTTGAATTTTCTCTATTGGCTTAATAAAGCAGTAAGGATCAATAGCATTCCATTTATCATTTTGAAAGTGCAAATATATTTGATCCGGCTCTATAATATATATATTATCCTTAAAATGACAAGGTCCCGATTTCTCGCGCCCCTTTATGTCATAATACTTCCTAAACACATTATGATGAACTACTAAGACATCCCCTGTTTTAATCTTGCCATCATAATTTAAAGGAGCTGACACTACTGTCGCAAATCTATTTGTAGCAGTATGATCTTCTTGAGATACGCTTTTTATTAGTTTTTTGTTTCCAAAAACACTAATGTTATCATATCTCATGCCATTTCTAGGTTCTACTATAAAACAATAAGGGGATCGCATTAGAAGTTTATATTATATTCTATTGAAAAAGGCATCGTCACATTAACGCTCTTCCATAAATATATCTCTCCATTATTATGTTCAATATATATTTCTACTCCTCCGCTTTTAGTGGTCTTGATAAGGTGAATAGTATAGTATTTCAAAACAGGCTGACCTACTACATAATTCATAGAATGAGTATAATCGCTTCCAATAGAAACTTTTCTAACTACTGACACGCTCAGTGAGATTGCCTGTCTCCAGGTCGACGCGTTTTTCGCCATACTTCTCAGCTAAGGTTTTTTGTTCTGCCTGTAGATATTTTCTTGCTGCTGTATGTTGTTGAATTAATTCAGCCTTTTTATTGTTTAAATTAAAAAGCGCAAATTCTAGTTCTCCAATTTTAGCCATGGAATCAAATAGCTCTTTATTTAAAGCGCGTAGCTTCTCTGTCTCCGAAGAGGTAAGTTGTGATTTTTTAGACATTATATTTTATTTTAGTTTATTATATATTAATTCCCCTACACTGCTGTCGCTAACCACTGGAATCCGTTGCTCGTTAAAGTCACGGTCTCCCATTGGTTGGTTAGTGCAATGGTGGCGGCTCCGTTTATATCTTCTCCAGGTAAAGCTTCAATAGTCATAGCTACAGGAACAGTTATAGTTTGAAATTTAATTACTAATCCAGTCGCTGCTGCTCCTATTGCTGTAGGTAAAGTACAAACATGATTTGCTGAACTACACGCTATATAGTCTCCATAAAGAGGAGATGAGGTTGGATTTGCATCCCGATACGCGTTCCACTTTAAATAGCTCGTGGTTAAAAAACCAAACATACTAGGTGCTGATAAATTAACCTGAACCTCTCCTGCATTAAATATTAATCCTCCATTAAGCAAAAGGTCTACGGAAATAGTAGTGCCAGTTAAGTCAATGCCGTCTCCTGGAATCCAGGAAGCGCCACCGGGCACTAAATCCATAATGCTTTGAATGGTAAAGTTTTTAGTCGCATCCCCACTCCCTACATCGCTTCCAATAACAATGTCGTTTGGTGCTGGTATCGTAGTTGGATATAAAGCTATTTTAGTCATTTCTTTTTCTTTTTAAATATTCTTTTTCTTTTCTTAACACTCTCTACGCCTGAACCACACTTAGTCCCTGGTCCCTTGCATTCTAGTACGCGACCTTTGTATTTTCCATGCTGTATAACTTTTGTTTTAGACTTATAAACAGCGTCGTCTGTTTTAAACTTTCTCTTTACCTTTTTTAAGGTCTTTTTGTCTTTCTTATAAACATATACCTCTTTGCCTTTAGCGCCAACGGGTATTATGTCTGTTTTTACTTTAGTCTCCATAACCGGGAAAGCTCCTCCGGCTCTATATTCTATCTCTCCAGTTGGTTTGGTTTCAGTGTAAGTTACTTTGTGAGGAGCGTCAGTTCTTCCTTTCTTTATTCTTCTTCTCCTCTTAGTTTTATGTAGTTTGCTTGCCATTAGAATGTTTGATCTGGTAATCTCCTTTTGTTTTTAATCCTCTTATGTTTCTTGGTAGTCTTCTCGTGCTTCTTTTTCACTTTTTTATAAATCACATGAGACTCTATTTTACCTTTACTCCGTCTAACTATTCTTCGACTCTTCCCTTTTCGGATTATTTTCTTAGGCTTATCGTCTTCCGTTTCATGAAGCGGTAATGATGTTCTGTAGCTCATAATATTTTATTTTAGTCTTTTAGAAAGTCTTGTGTTCATTTTACTCACGCCTTTTTGTTGCTTTTTAGTAGAAGAAGAACCTAATAATCTTCCTATTCTCTTATTAATGTTTGGTTTGTACTTAAGTCCGTTTTTTCTTTTCTTAGCCATAACGTTGTGTTTTTACAAAGATAGTAATTTATAATAATAATTTTCCAAACCTCTTTAAGAGGATTAAAAACAATAATAATACGCCACTAATAATGATAATGCTACCGTATTTTTGCCACCAAGTAAGCTCCTTTATTACTATTTTGTCAACAATAACAGGAATCTCCTTTGTGTAATACACAGTGTCGCCATAACAAGTCACTTCATGGAAGATTTCTCTAGTTAGTGTATCATAAAAATACTTTAAATAAACCTTCTCGTTATTCACTACAATAGTGGAGTCGTGATAAGACAGTTGAGTTACGGTGTCGTAGTATGTGTTCTCTACGTAAATGGTATCGTGAATAACTAGGTTGAGCGTATCTTGAGTAAGAAGCTCTGGGTGATTTTTAATAAGCCTATTCAGCTTTTTTTGAGGCGAACAGGCTATAATAAAAATTAAGATTAATATAAAACTTAAAGAACGCATTGTTCTTAAGGCTTTCTTTTTAATCCATTTCCAACATGTTCAACTCCGTTTCCAACTGCATATACACCGAATATCCAAATGATACCATCTAGCCATTCTGCGAATACACATTTATCTACGCATAGAAATGTGGTTAACGCCACAAATAACACTAAAGCGAAGGTCGTCTTACGTCCTCCACAAAAATCAAATAATTTTCCCATTATAATAAATCTTTTTCGTTAATTAATGTATAGGTGAAACTATTTCCCCACACCTCAGCTGCTTTTTTTGCAATCTCCATGTGAATCTCAAATTCATCAGGATCTTGTATTACTTGACAGCCAGCTGAATATTTATTTACTGTCTCAAGTTCGTAATCAGGATGAGCTCGATGTAAATTAATACCGAACTTCCCTGTCATTTCAGTTCCTTTTATTAAGTCATATTCTCTGTCTCGATCTCCGTCTCTGTAAACCGTGACATCTCCCAGCCTCTGGC